AAAAAGACGAAAAAGAATAAAAAAAATTGATACTATTACTACTTTTAAGTATTTTTAAGATATTTATATAATATGGGAAGAAATAAGATTGATGAAGATAAAAAAAAAATAAAGGTTTCGGTTGCGGTTGACCCCGAACTGCCACAACACTTTAAAGATAAATCTATAAATTTATCTTCCCTTGTTAATAAATTATTAAAAGAATATATTAAAAATGGAAACTAAAGTTTGTACTAAGTGTAGTCAAGAAAAAAAAAGTTGCGAATTTTCTAAAGATAGTCAAAAAAAAGATGGTTTACATTCTAGTTGTAAAGTTTGTGTAAATAATCGTGTTAAAATTTACAAAGAAAAAAACCCTGAAAAGGTTAAAGAAAGTAAACAAAAACATTATTTAAAAAATAAGGAGAAATATTCTAATCTAAATCAAAAATGGAAAGAAAAAAATCCTGAATACATGACAACTTATTCAAAACATTATTATATTGAACATAAAGAAATGTTGATTGAACGTAGTAAAAACTATTATGAAACAAATAAGGGTGAATTGTTAGAAAAATTTAAAGAATATGTGAAGAATAATTTTGAGAAAACATCTGATTATCAAAAAAAATATCGTGAAAATAATAAAGGAAAATTACAGAATTACCGATATTTTTATAATAAAAACCGTAGAGAAACTGATACTCTTTTTAATCTAAAAAATAGTGTTAGTCATAGGGTAAGAGAATTTTTAAAAGTAAAAAATATCTCAAAAACAAACAAAACTTTCGAAATTGTTGGATGTTCTCCACAATTCCTTAAGGAACATTTAGAAGCCCAATTTATTGATGGTATGACTTGGAAAAATAGGAGTAAGTGGCACATTGACCACATCATTCCGTTATCATCGGCAAAAACAGAAGACGAACTTTATAAGTTATGTCATTATAAAAATCTTCAACCATTATGGGCGAAAGACAATTTGAAAAAAAGTAACAAAATTATTGTCTAACCAATAAATTATAAAAATTGAAAAAAACATTATTAGTCGATGGAAATAATGCACTGTTAATTGGATTCCATGGGGTTAAAGATTTATACAATAATGGTGAACACTTAGGTGGGATTTACCATTTTATTAACACCTTACGAAAATTCCTTGAAAAGCACAACCATGATAAAGTTGTTGTGTTTTGGGACGGAGATTCAAATTCGTCCATCAGAAAATCTATATACCCCCAGTATAAGGCGAACAGACGACAAGGCGATATGAATGAATATAAGTACGAATCGTATTTGTATCAGAAGTCTCGAATCAAACAATATCTTGAGGAGATATTTGTAAGACAGGTTGAGATGCACGACAATGAGGCAGATGACTTAATCGCTTATTATTGTAAGATATCTAAAGACGAGAAGATTATCATTTTTTCTGCGGATAAAGACCTTACACAGCTTATCTCTGAACATGTGACAATCTATTCACCTATCACAAAACAGTACTTTAAAAGCGGAGATATGATATCTATGAACAAAGTGGATATACCTCACTACAATGTATTGTTGACAAAGATATTCACGGGGGACAAATCAGACAATATTGAAGGAATACAGGGACTTGGAGAAAAAACATTAGTTAAGTTTTTCCCTCAGGTGCAGAAGAAACCTTGTACTATGGAAGAAATTTTAGATTGTGCTCGAAATCTTTTGCAGGACAAACCTTCAAAAACATTCACAAATCTTTTGACTGGTAAGACAAAATCAACTATACTTGGTGAAGAGTTTTATACAACAAACAAAAAGATAGTCGACCTTACAAACCCTTTAATCACTACCGATGGAAAAAAATTAGTTGAACAAATTTTAACTGACACTATAGACCCTACAGATAGGGGATATAAAAATTTAATGAGAATGATGGTGGAAGATGGACTTTTCAAATATCTACCAAAAAATGACGAGGCTTGGGTAAACTTCCTAACACCTTTTATGAAATTAACAAGAAAAGAAAAAAGAAACACAAAAAAAAATTAATTATGAAAGAACAAGACAGCACTAAAATAGAATTTTTATTAACATTAAACGATAACATCGTTGTTCAAAGATTCTTTAATGTCAGAGGGTATAACCCAAAGGCAAAAAATTCCGTAGACTTATACGACTTTATCTCACAATTTAAAAGAGAACTTGAGTATCACCTAAAAATGAAAACAGTAATTTATATGATGGACAATATGAATTTAATTATCAATGACCCGTCAATCATGGAAACCTCTCTTACTGAAGGTAGTGAACAATTCAACATTTATCTTAAAATTGGTGAACAGACAATTTGTCATAGATGTGTTGATGGAAAAAAATTCCCACCAAAAGTTCGTTATACTGTTGACGTAAGACCATTTTTAAAAAACATGTTAAAAGAATTAACTGACATTTTTTCCGAACAAAAATTAAGTTTAGAATATTTGGGATTTGACTTAAACAAGTGAATATTTAATAAAACAGACGAGAGAAATATATCATATGAACAAAAACTTTGACTACTTAGGAAACACATTCCAAATCCAACTTTTAAACCAACTTATTGTAAATAAAGAATTTTCAACATCAATTATGGATGTTATTGAAACGACATATTTTGATAACAAATACTTTAAGATTATCTTGCAAATGACCAAGGAGTATCACACCAAATACCAATCTACCCCTAATTTTGATACTCTCGAACAAATTGTAAAATCTGAGATTTCTCAAGAATTGGTTGCAAAAATTGTTATCGACACTATTAAAAAAGTAAAAGATGCACCATTTGAGGGTACACAATTTGTTCAAGAAAAAGCGTTGAAGTTTTGTAAACAACAGGAACTACAAAAGGCGATGGACAAAGCCCAAAAAATTATTACTGAAGGTGACTTTGAATCTTATGACAAAGTTGAGAGTTTGGTTCGTGAAGCGTTACAGGTTGGGGAAAAAGATACTGGAACCCTTGATGTTTTTTCTAATCTTGAAACAGTCCTTGATGAGGATTTTAGACATCCAATTCCATTAGGAATACCTGGTATTGACAGATTGCTTAAGGGAGGTCTTGCAAAGGGTGAAATTGGGGTTATCCTTGCACCGACAGGTGTTGGTAAAACTACCATCTTAACAAAGATTGCCAATACCGCGTTTAATCTTGGGTATAATGTTCTCCAAATTTTTTTTGAGGACAATCCAAAAATTATACAACGTAAGCATTTCACACTTTGGACTGGAATTGAACCTGATAATTTAGTAAAACACAAAGACGAGGTTATGTCTAAAATTACAGAAATTAAAGAAACCATGAAGAATGAGTTAATTATGAAAAAACTACCTTCAGATTCTATAACTATGAATCAGATTAAAAACCAAATCAGAAAAATGATTGCTGACGGAACAAAAATTGACTTGGTACTTTTAGATTATATTGATTGTATTGTACCGGAAAGTACAAGTAAGGACGAGTGGAAAGCTGAGGGTTCGGTTATGAGAGGTTTTGAGGCAATGTGTCACGAACTGTCATTAGTTGGATGGACGGCAACACAGGGTAACAGAAGTTCTATATCTTCTGAGGTTGTAACCAACGACCAAATGGGAGGTTCTATTAAGAAAGCACAAGTTGGACACGTTATCATTTCCGTGGCAAAAACTTTACAACAAAAAGAAATGAATTTGGCAACAATAGCAATTACCAAATCACGTATTGGTAAAGATGGGGTAGTGTTTGAGAACTGTAAGTTCAACAACGAACTACTTGAAATTGATACAGAGTCATCTGTAACGTTCTTAGGTTTTGGAGAACAACAAGAGGAAAGAAAAAGAGACAGAGTTAAAGAACTGTTGGACAAAAGAAAACAAAGAGAACAAGAACAAAAATCTTAAAAAAAAAATTATGGAAAAAATATTAATGGAGAACCCTAATAGGTTTGTTATCTTCCCAATCCAGCACAATGATATTTGGGAGTACTACAAAATGCACCAAGCTGCTTTGTGGACAGCTGAAGAAATTGATTTAACTAATGACATCAGAGATTGGAATAATCTATCTGAAAATGAGCAATATTTCGTTAAGAATATTTTATCGTTCTTTGC